CACCGTCATCGGCCCGCCGTGGAAGACGGCGCGCAGCTTGGTATCGATCCGGTCGAGGCGGCCGATCAGGGTCTCCCTGGCCCTGGGGGCCGGGGACGGGGTGACGATCGTCCAGGCGGCGGTGCCCGCGGCCGCGTCTACGTCGAGGCCGGTGAGCCGCCCGGTCACGGTGAGCCCGCCGGGGGTCAGCGGGGTGGTGGCGCGCACCGTCACGTCGTCGCCCACCCCGTAGCCGCCGAGCGGGGGCACGGCCTCGGACGGGGTGAGGGCCAGCGTCAGCGCGGGGGCGGCCTGCTGCTGGGCGGCGGTCGCGGAGCGCTCTTGCAGCGTGGTGGCGATGATGGTTCCGGGCCAGTCGTCTACCGCGTCGAGCCGGGGCAGGTCGGCCTGCGGCGCGCTCACCACCGACACGGGGCGGGGGGTGTCCGAGGGCGCGGTGTCGGGGTTGTCGCCCACGGCGAACGTCATCGTCCGGAGCTGGTCGGCGTCCCACGCCGCCGAGTAGTCCAGCGCGTCCCCGGCGGCCGACACGGCGAGCCCGGCCTGCCCGGAACCTACTCGCGGGTAGGCGATGCGCAGCGTGCAGTGCGGCAGCCCGCCCGAGGTCACCGAATACTCGCTGCGGAATTCGGGGCCAGAGATCACCTGCGACAGGTTGGCCAGCAGCTCGCCCCGGCTGTTGCCTTCGAGGTACTGGTACGTGCGGTCGCGCAGGAAGCCGGGGCCGGGGTCGGTCAGCAGCAGCACGCCCACGCCGGTCACGGGGGCCGCCAGGTCGGCCGCGATCACGGTCTGCTCGACCTGGGTATAGACGTGGCTCGGCGACACGTCGTAGACCCGCTTGAGCAGGTAGCCGGGCAGCTCGGTGAGCGTCAGCTCAACCTCGGTGCTGCCGCTGTCGGCGATCCCGCTCGGCACCCCGCACCAGTAGGGCAGCCCGGCGTAGAACGCCCACAGACGCCAGCTCCACAGCTTGCGCACCCGGCCCTCGTCTATGCCGCACGGCAGGCTGAGGGTCGCGGTGCCCGTGCCGAACCCGGACAGCAGCGACGTGCAGCGGAACGCCGACACGTCGACCGGCCCGAGGGGCACGCCGCCGATGATCAGGTCGGCCCAGAATGTCCACAGGCCGGGGACCGGCACCCCGAGGGGGCCGAGGTCGAGGGCGGGCACGGTCATACCCACGCGGACCTCCACGCCAGCGTGACGGACCCGTAGCCCGCGCCGTAGAGGTGCCACCGTGCCGTCGACCCGGCGTTGATCACCATGGGGACCGAGCCGGGCAGCACGTAGGAGGCACGCGACAGGCCGCCCGCGGCGATGGCCGCCAGCGTCGGGGTGTAGAGCAGAATCTGCTGGTCGGCGGTGATCGGGGCCAGGTTGATGATGCCGCCCTGGTCGTCGGAGAGCTGGCTCTGGTCGAGGTCCCCGTGATACAGGGCGTAGACCGGCGCGGGCCAGTTGCCCCGGTTGACCAGCAGCGACGAGTTGGGCAGGTACGACGCGGCGTACTGCCACTGATAGCGGCGCTGGTAGGGGCGGCCGGTCGCCCCGCCCGGCCCGTTCGACAGGATGGCCTGCTGCCACGGGGACTCATACAGCGCGGGGTCGGCGGCGGTCAGCACCACCTGCCACCGGAACGCGGTCGGCGAGAGCCAGGTCTGCTTGTACTGGTCGGACCCGGCGCGCACGCTGGCGGACATGGCGCGGGTGCCCCCGGCGGCCCCGGTGATGGTCAGGTCGGCGGGCTGCTTGGCGGCAGCCCGGGCGGCGAGCTGGTCGTGCAGCGCGGCGAGCTGGTCGCGGGGGCCGAGGGCCGCGCCGCTCAGCGTGATGATCCTCGGGCCGAGCGTCTTGACTCCCCACCCGCCACCGTCCGCCAGCACCAGCTCGGTATCGTGCCCGGACAGCGGCGGCGAGTCGGCCCACCCGTCTACGTTCTCGATCACCAGGCAGAGCCCGGATGGCTGGTCGCCGGTATTGAGAGCGAGGCCATCCCACGAGACCGGCACCAGCCCCGACGCGGGCGGGGGGACCGGCGTCACGTCGGCCGAGTAGATCCAGTCGAAATCGCGGTCGTACCCGCGCACCAGCGGAATGGTCATCGCGCACCCCCGGCCCCGGCCCACGCCAGCTCGCGGGACACCATGGCGGCCAGCGCCCGCTCGTCCATGCCCGCGCTCGGGTAGACATTGATCACGGCCCCGGCCGCCGCGCCCAGCCCGGCCGTGCCCGGCGCCGGGCCGCGCAGCGGGGAGACCAGCTCGGGGCCGCGCTCGGCGAAGTGGTACACCTGCCCGGAGCGCCCGATCCCGGTCACGGGCTCGCGCAGCACCCCGCCGCTGGCGAACCCGATCCCGCCGAGCAGCTTGGTGAACACGCCCTTGACCCCGGACAGCGCCCCGCCGAGCAGGCCGCGCACCGCGTTGAGGGCCTTTTTCGGGAGCTGGGTGATGGCCACGAACCCGCGCCGGATCAGGCTGGCCAGCGCCTGCGGGAAGGTGCCGAACACCTTGGTCACCAGGCTGTTGACGCTGGCCGGGGTCATGCCGCGCATGAGGGACGACAGCAGGTTGGCCCCGATGGAGATAAATACCGTGGACGGGGAGCCGATCCCGAAGAACCCCTTGACCGCGCCGATTATCCGGCCGGTGATATCGCCGATCCAGCTCCCGACATTGGACACCCCGGCGAGCATCCCGTTGCGCAGCCCGGCGATCAGGTCGGCCCCGGCCCGCCACGCCCCGGAGACCAGGTTGGACCAGGCGCGGGACACCACGCCGCCGAGCTGGCCGAGCAGGCTGGACGCGGCCCCGATCATGCCCGAGAAACCCGACGACACCGCCCGGCCCGCTGCGGACATGGCCCCGGTGATCGCGCCCCGGATCTGCGACCAGTGGCCGACCACCACGCGGACCAGCTCCGAGCCCCCGCCCGTCATCACGGCCAGCGCGACCCGTGCGAAGGTGCCGATGTTCCGCGCCAGGAACGAGATCACCCCCGACACGAAATTGCGGATCGAGGACCAGTGGCCGATCACCACCCGCACGATCTCCGAGCCGCCGCTGGTCATCACCGCCAGCGCCACGCGGGCGAACGTGCCGATGTTGGCAGTCAGGAACGAGGTCACCGCCGACACGGCGGCCCGCACCGCGCGCCACGCCCCGATCACGATGTCGCGGAACGTCGCGCTGCGGGTCCACGCCAGGTAGAGCGCGGTCCCCAGAGCGGCCAGAGCCACGATCACGATGCCGATGGGGTTGGCATCCAGGGCGGCATTCAAAAGCCACTGTGCAGCCGTCCAGGCGATCGTGGCGGCCCGCACAGCGTAGGTCGCCACGGTGCTGGCCACGAGCGCGACCTTCTGGGCGGCGTACATCGCCACCAGCGCGGCGGTCTCGGCCCGCGAGGTGATGTTCGCCACGATGTTGGCCTCGATCGCTGCGGTGTAGAGGCCGGTCACCAGCGTCAGCGTCTTCCACGCCAGGATCAGGGGGACCAGCACGGGGGCCATGGCGGCGAGGATGTTCGCCAGCGTGGTGATCACCGGGACCAGGGGGAGCACGACGTGCAGGGCGGCGATCAGCACGACCGTCAGCGCGGGCACCAGCGGCAGCACGGCGCGCAGCCCGGCCGTCAGCACCACGGCGAGGGCCTGGCCGAGCTGCCCGACCGCGGGGCCGATCGCGGCCATCACCGGGGCCAGCGCCCCGCCGACCATCGTGGCGAGCTGGCCGAGGGCGGCGCGGGCCTGGGGACTGGTCAGCGCGAGGGTGGCCAGCGACGAGACCACGATCCCGATGGGGCCGCCCAGCCCGCCGATCAGCTTGCCGACGATGGGCAGCTCGCCGAGCAGGTTCTTACCGGCGAACGCGGACAGGCCGGTGGCCACGGCGGCGATCTCGGGCGCGAACTTGGCCACGCTGGTGGTCATCGCGTCGATCTGGCCGGGCTTCATGTTGTCGAGCCACCGGGCGGTCAGGTCGATGACGCCGGTCAGCGGGGACAGCATCCCGGCGGCGGCCTTGCCGATGGCGTCGAAGATGGGGGCCAGCTTGCCGCCCGGCTCGATCGCGCCCAGGAAGCTGGTCGCCAGGTGACCTATCCCGACGATCGACGGGCCGAGGGCCTTGACCAGCCCCTCGCCGACCGCGACCTTAACCTCGTCAATGATGACGGGGAGCTGCTTGAGCACGCCGCCCGGCGTCTTCATCGCGGCGGCGTAGGCACCGGAGACTTTTTGCCCGTTGGCCATCACCGCGTTGAGAACGGCCTGCGATTTCTGCTGGGACGTGAGCTGCTTGACGGTGATCCCGAGCTGGGCGGCGTAGTCGGCCTGCGCCTTCTTGACATCGACGGCCACCCCGGCGCTGCGCAGCAGCCGCACGTTCTGGGTCTGAATCCCCCGGTTGAGCAGCAGCAGGGTATCGGCGCTCGACCGGCCCGTGATCGTGCTGGCGTTCTGGGCGATCGTCCCCAGCTTGGTGGCCTTGGTCAGGTCGAGATGGCCCTTGGTGAACGCGGCGACCAGCGACTGGGCGGCCCCGGCCTCGATGCCCTGCTTGCGCAGCGCCTCGACCGTCGATTGCATCTGCGGGTAGCTGGCGTGGTTGGCCCTCGCCAGCGCTTGCAGGGCGGCGTCCATCGTCTGGACCTTGGCGGCGGCCTTGAAGGACTCGACCCCGAACGCCGTCGCGGCGATGGTGCCGGTCCCCAGCGCGGTGGCCAGCCCGCGGCCGACCGAACCGGCGGCCTTGCCCAGCCGCCCGGAGATCGACCGGCCCAGCGTCTTGCCGGCCTCGTCGCCCGACTTGGTGGCGGCGGCGTGGACCCCGGCCGTCAGCGGCTTGGTGTCGGCCGTGACGCGGACCAGCAGCCCGGCGTAACTGTAAGCCGCCATCGCGTGTCACCTGCACTCCCGGTATCTGGCCCAGCAGCCCGGCGGCCTCCATCCACGAACCGGCCTTGACCGCGCCATCGGCGGGAACCCTCTGCCCGGCCGCACGGGCAGACGGCCCCCTCGCGGCCCGCGCTGGCCGGGGGACCGGCGCCGGGCGGGCCGCGTTCTTGGCCCCGTAGGCGCGCAGCGTGATCCACGTCAGGTAGGCCACGTGGTCGATCAGGTGGGCCAGCAGCTCGGCCTCGGTCGACCATTCCTCGCCGCCCCGGCGGGCCTGCGGCGGTAGCCGCTCCAGCAGCACGTGCACCCGGCGGGTCGACACCGCCGGATCCAGCGTGTCCACGCCGTAGGCGGCCATCAGCGCGGCCTCTACGTCCGGGTCGAAACGCGCCGCTGCGGCGGCCCTGAATTTGGGAGGCTCTCGAACCCGGACTCCTGGCCGATGGCCTCGATCAGCGCGTTCAGCTCGCCGAGCTTGAGCCCGGCGTCGCGGAGCTTGTTGTAGTCCTCCCCGAGCATCTCGGCCAGCGCCCCGGCGAGGTCCCCGGCGGACAGCGCGTCGAGCGCGGTGAGCGACCAGTTCCCCGAGGGGGGCACCTCGTAGCGGGTGCCGTGGTAGGTGAATGCGAACGGCTGGTCTTTACCCTCGGCCGCCGCTGCCGCGACGGCAGCGTCTAGGTCGAATGGTGCAGCCTTGCCGTTCGCTTGGTTCCCGGTCACCCGGTCTTCGCTGCGCTGGTCTTGAGCACGGTCTCAGTGGTGAGACCGCCAGCGGTGGCCGGGCCGAGCAGCACGCGGGCCAGCACCCCGGCATCGTCCAGGGCGGTCAGCGTGCAGTCCAGCGGGACGGCCTCGCCGCGCTTGATCTGCATGTCCCCGGCGCCGGTCAGCGAGGCGCGGGTGAACCCGATCCGGAGCACCCGCTCGGCGTCGGCCGCGTCGATGGCGATGGCGTAGATGTGCTGCGGGGTGTCGGTGCGCACGTCCATGGCGATCGACCCGTCCGTGGGGTCGGGGGTCGGCGGGTCGGCGTCGAAGTACATGCCGAGCGTGAGCTGGTTGAGCTGCCAGAGGATGAACTGCAAGGTCACCGTGCGCTTGGTGATCACCGATCGCAGCGGGACGACAGACTGCCACGGGGTGATCTCGTTGCTGTCGGCGCTCTGGCCCACCGTGGGCCCGTCGTCGGACAGGTAGCCGAGGATGGCCCACGGCGCGGCGAACGCCGTCACGGTGTCGGCGGGCAGCGCGGTACCGGACGGCGCGACCCAGATTCCGGGTCCGTTGGCGGTGCCGACCTGCACCTCATCGGGATTGATCGTGGTCGCGGGCGTGGTCACATCGGGCTCCTACTGGGGGATGC